TCTTGTATGATACAGTCACGGGGAATGGCACCTGTGCCCAAGGCATCTCTTAACTTGATGTCTGGTGTGCCCAGGAGTTCTTGTTGTAGCACAAGAGCAACTTGGCTCCAGCCTTCACCGGCAACCATACAAGTAATAGGCTTGGCAAAGCGATGACCCTCCCACCAGTCAGGATAGATGCCAGTGAGATGCATGGCTGTTTCATAACAGGTTGATACAGTCTTGCCAATACGGTTGGCAGCCAAGATGCCTCGTCTGTCGCTTTTGGTAACAAAGAAGTTTTTTTGATGTTCAAATGGTCTAAAGTACTTGAGTTGGTTGTACACCATGTCATCTGCCACAGCAATGGCCAAGTCTCTAAAGTGGTCTTGTGTGACACTGTCAAACTGTTTCAAATTGTCAGGAGACAGATTGTGCTGATCACAAACTGACCGCACAGCCCTGCGCATGAGCACACCTGGATCCAGCATTACTTCATCCTTTCGTGAATGAAATCTGCGTAGTCTGCATCTATTTCCGTGCCAATGGCTTCGCAGCCAAACTCTTTCTCTGCCACCCATAAGGTAGTTCCAGTGCCAGCAAAGGGATCATACACCCTGTGACTGTTACCGGCCCCGGCCACACGCAGGCAGTGACGCACAAGTTCTCTTGGGAATATAGCCGGATGACCTTTTTCACCTTTGACCTTGGCTGCTGACTCGCCCATATAACCTGTAGTTTCATAAGGTATGTGCCAGCATGTGGTTGTGGGTCTTGTTCTACGACCAGTGCGTTGGAAGTTGTCTTCCGCAAACTCTGGACGGTAAGGCACTGAACTGGCAGAAATATCTATGGGTGTCTTGCCCTTTGCCGTAAAGTGCCATATGGTTTCATGACCATTGGGCAGTCTGAATTTTGAATTGATGTTCACGGTTGAGCGTCCGTAGATATGACCTCTGAACTCCACTGCCTTGGCCCACACCATGTTGTTCTGCACACGCCAGGGCACTGAACGGGCAACTTCATAAGCAAGAAATGGTTGGTCTGGTGATCCTGCTATGTTTAGAAACAAATGCCCTGTAGGCTTTAAGATCCTACACACTTCTGACCAAACCTCAGTCATCCAGATCAGGTAGTCTGTTCTTTTATCTTGATAACCATTATAAGCAATGCCTTTATTGTAGGGTGGACTTGTGACCACAATGTCTACTGATTCAGCAGGTTGCGATCGCATCCACTCCACACAGTCTTGCTGGTGCAGGTGGTAGGTCATCAGTCGGCTCGTTCAATGGGCCAGTTCACACGCACTTCTTCTAGGTTGCGCAGAGCCAGGCAAAGACTCATGATGTCTTCTGGTGTGCCCAACCATGTGTCAGGATGTGTGAGTTCCACACCTGCTGGCTTGCTTAGAATGTGTTGCAGTCGTTCCATGACCAAGCGCATGACATGTTCCAATTGTCCAGGCATGCGTTGCACAAAGGCTTCACGGTTGGCAGCGTTGACTTTTTGCAAGATCCGGGTTTCATCCGCACGACGACTCTCTCGAGCATTGTGAATCATGCCGTCACGAAGTGTGTGGTCAGTGGTCATTCTTCAAGGTCCCAGGGGTTCTGTGCGGCTCGTTGATCCAGGCTGATAAAGTCACGGTCAATGTAGCGTATCCACTGGTTTGAATCGTTGTACTTCATGGTCTGCATCATGGCCTTAAGGCGTCGTCCCACAGGAGTGAGTGTGCCATCATCGCGTTGCACAATCTGTTCACCAGTGCGCGGGTCTGTCCATTTGATGATCTCGGGTCTCATACGACCAAACTTGTCAATCTTTTCGCCCCAGGGTTTAGGTTCGATAGGACCCAGCACTTCATAGGTGATGCAACCATTCTTGTACTTGCGGAATGTGCAATGCATCTTGACACCGCGGGCATGATACTCAGGATCCGAGTGTGGCACAAACGCTGTGAAGAATTCGTTCTGCACTTGATCAAGTGGTGGTATGTCTGTGCTTCGAGGCGGCAGGGTCTTGTGTGGTTCTTCAGGCACAAGGTCAGCTTTGTCCAGGTAAGGATTGCCTTCACCAATGTATTTCATTTCCACTGGTTCACCGTTGAGCACATCCATGGCCACTTGGTACTTGAGTTTGTTAGCACGGCCTTTGAGTGTGAGCACCACACCAGTCTGGTCAAACACAAAGCGTTCGAGATCAGTGGCAGTGGGAAAGTCTGTCATCAGACCTTCAATGTCGTACTCAGGTGAGTTGGCTGTGACCACTTCCACATGACTGGCACCTGTCTTTTCCAGGTGCTCAACTGCTTGTGTCAAGGCATCGGACCGGCTGGTGCCTTCTGGCACAGCAATCTTTTCTTTTTTCTTGGGGGAGTTCACACGGCCCATGGGGGCCTCTTCTTGTGGGACGGTGTCCCAGATGTTTGCCTCGGGGGCAGGAGTGGCTTTGTTCATAACATATCCTTTCTAAACAAATCAAAAACTAGAGTAGACCCTGTGCCTACTCTAGTGGGTTGGTCTTTTAATAACCAGAGGTAGCGCCCAGTGCGCCTTTTCTTGCGGCACCAGACTTTTGCTTGGCTGCGTTGCCCCGGGTAGGTCCACGACCCACATTGGTCTTTGGGCTTAGGCCTTCAGTTGATGAATCGCGGAAGCCTTTCATGCCCCGGCCTCTAGCGGCCACTGCACCAGAGATCATGTCAGCCAGTTCTGATTTCTCTGAACCTGACCTGGCCTTCTCACTCATGAAGTCGGCTCGCTTGGTGCCTGTGCTTTCATTGCCTGTTGTGGGGCCACGCTTTTGGTTGATGCTCTTGGCCTGCATGTTTGCGGTTGATATTCTTGCCATATTAAATTACTCCTGGGGTTACATACACATTGCCTGTGCCGGTGTCACCAGCCACAGACAGATAAAGATTGCCTTGACGATACTGCGAATCAATACGCAACAGCACTGAACTGGCAGGTCCAATCACACATCCAATGCCATTGGCACCTGATGTGGGTACTGAGGCATTGGTGTCCAGGGCATCAAAGCTGTAGCTGAATGCCACCACATCTGCGGTGTCGGGATTCACAACCAGCAAGCAGTTGGGCACACCATACTGACCTGTGTCAAGTGTGACTGAAGTGTCTGTGGAGTCGTCGGTCCAGGGCACAATTGCTGAAGGACCTTGTGGGATGAATGGTATCATGTGCTAGTCCTTAGTATTGGCTCTTGGGGCCAAAGTTGAAGTTGTTCTGGCCACGGGCTGTGTTGGGAACTCGTCCAGGCTTCTCACTGTTGTAAGTGCCGCCTCCTGATTGTCCCACACGGATCTTGTCTGGGTTGGAAGGGCTCCGGGGCATGACACCACCTTCACCACGGTATTGACTACCACGGTTGATTGAGTCACGCACTGAACCTTGAGCAGGCAGTGAAGGCATGGGCGATGTTGGAGCCCTGCGGCTGGAATCCTTTGTGACACTTGCACCAAGATTCCGGGGCATGTCGCATGAACCATCATTGCCTCGAGTGGGGCCACGGCCGAAGTTGACTTCACGACCATCGTTTGAATGTCCTGACCACTTGTTGCCGGCAAATCTCTTGAGAGCAGCAGGTCTCATGTTCTCCATACCATCAAAGTTCATGTTGGTATCTGATTGTGTTGTTGAATTGTGTTTCATCACATTTTTCCTTTGGGTTTGTTTTTCACGGTGAGCGCACTCTTGCGAAATGCTTCTGCTGTGGGCGATCCTTTGGATCCTGTTTTTCTCATGCGTTCACCTGAACCGGCTCGAATGCGATCACGCTTGGCTGCGATATTGGCATACAATCCTGCGGGTTTCTTTTTCATTCTAGCACTTCCATCTTGCTCGGGCGGCTTTACCACGCTCACCGGTCCAACTCTTGCTACGGGCACAAAAACTCTTGTGGCGTGGTCCTGTGGCGGTGGGTGCCTTGAGATCACTTCCGGTCTCTCTATTGTACTTGGCACGACCTTTGGCAGTGAGACCAGCGCCCTTTGACACTGGCAATTTCTCGCCGCGCCCCACACTGAGTTTCACATTCTTTTTCATATGTTTATTTATGTGCTCCGCGCGATACCAGCGATTTGGGCTATGGCTTCTGCAAAAGCCCGTTGTTTCTGTGCCACAACATCATCTGTTTCCACTGTGACCACTTCTGATTTGTCCGCCAGCATCTTGTTCATGAACGCCTTGTCGTAGTCACGCACACCGTTCCAGTCCGAGCGACCAATGGCCAAGGCATAGTTGTGTGCCAACAGTTCACCATAGGTGCGACCAGTCTCCAGTTCAATGTTCAACATCAAGTCTTCCAACTTGACCTTGGTGCCTGAACCTCGGGGGCGACCCGAGCCAGGTCGTGCACCACCGCGTGAGGGTGCCTTCTTTCTAGCGGGTTTTATTGATTTCTTTTCCGTTGTCATACTTGTACTTATACAGTCAAGAAAAAGCCCCGGGGATTCGGGGCTGAAACCTTCCTAGTGTCTTTGCAAGGAGAGCCTAGGGGTTTTTAATCTCTTACTCCATCCAGGAGATAGTATGTTTTTGCTATCCTGCGCACAAGGCTTTTGTTGAACGGAAACTGATTGGCTTTTTTGATCAACTGGCGTAGTCGCATCTTGCTGATATCTCTACCCAGTTCGTCCACATCGCAAGTGTAGCCCCAGATACTTTCTTTGATTTCAGCAATGCCTTGTGCCACTGTTGTTATTTCATTTAATTCACTGTGTCCCATATCGTGTGTGGGAGTTTGACTGCCACAACCATTCAAGCACCAATCGCTGTCGTCCATTACTGGTTTTCTGAATGCTTTGATCACTGCAGGATTGATGCCTTCATTAAAGCAAAATGTTATAAATCCGTTGTAGTCCATGATATCTCCTTGCGTTGTTAATATGTGTATATTATAGCATGGATTCTATTAGCGATCAAGTGTTTTGGCATTATCGATCAGTTCTGTTTC